ATAGAGCTGATTCTTTATATATTTGTACAACTCCTGACGTAGATGTTAATTTACCAGTAGTAACTGTTGATGATATTATTTATCCAACACAAGCTGTTGATAATTTGGACCAAACAGGTATTGATTCAAACTACACCGCAACTTACTATCCTTGGATTTTAGTTAGAGATACAGTTAACAATACTCAAATTTATATTCCACCAACAGGTGAAGTAACAAGAAACTTGGCATTAACTGACAACATAGCATTCCCTTGGTTCGCATCTGCGGGTTATACTAGAGGTTTGGTTAACTCTATTAAGGCAAGATTGAAACTAACCCAACCACAAAGAGATACTTTGTATGAAGGTAGAATTAACCCAATTGCAACTTTCGCAGATGTTGGAACAGTAATTTGGGGTAACAAAACACTTCAGGTTAAACAATCCGCTCTTGATAGAATCAACGTAAGAAGATTGTTGTTACAAACTCGTAAGTTGATTTCAGCGGTGGCTGCAAGATTGTTGTTTGAACAAAACGATGAGAAGGTAAGACAAGATTTCTTGAATTCTGTGAATCCTATCTTAGACGCAATTAGAAGAGACAGAGGTTTATACGATTTCCGTGTAACAGTTTCTTCAGACCCTGCGGACTTGGATAGAAACCAATTGGTCGGTAAAATTTACTTGAAACCAACTAAATCATTAGAATTCATTGATATTGAATTCTTGATTACTCCAACAGGGGCATCATTTGAAGATATCTAATAAAAAATATGGGACTGGGAAACCAGTCCCTTTTAGCCGTAAAAAATATAAATGGAAAAATTAAGAGTAGTTGAAGGGTTTACCGAACATGGAACACCTAGTTTAAAGTACTATGCCTTTGATTGGGATGACAATATTATGGTAATGCCGACCAAGATAATGGTTCTTGATGAAAATGGAAATGAAGTCGGAATGAGTACTGAAGACTTTGCTGAATATAGAACACAACTTGGTAAAGACCCATTTGAATATAAAGGACATACTATTGTTGGTATGGACCCAACCACCGCCTTCAGAAATTTTAGAACAGACGGAGACGAACAATTTAAAGTGGATGTGTTTAAAGCCAAAAAAGGCCCGGTGTGGAATGACTTTGTTGAAGCAATAAATAACGGTTCAATATTTTCAATCATAACCGCAAGGGGTCACTCTCCTCAAACACTAAGAGATGCGGTTTACAACATGATTGTGATGAATTTTGACGGTATAGATAGAAAACAACTTGTTAAAAATCTAAAAAAATACCGAACCTTTATGGATATGGACAACAAAAGTGACAAACAATTAATAAACGATTATTTGGACATGTGTAAGTTTTACCCGGTAAGTTATGGAGCAAGTGTTGAGGCAAATCCTGAAGAGGCCAAAGTTGATGCAATGAAAGAATTCGTGACTTATGTAAAACAATTATCAGAAGAACTTAATCAAAAGGCTAAAATTAAAAACCTAGTAATGAATAGATTTATACCTACTATAGGATTTTCAGATGATGATTTAAGAAATGTTGAATTAATGAAGAAAAAGTTTGAACAAGAACCGGATAATATTTTACAAACATATCTTACTAAAGGAGGTATTAAGAAGAAGTATTAAATTCTGGACTGGTCTAGTAGAACTATAAAAAGATAAAAACAAAAGTAAAGAGAAAAAATTTACTTGGTAGTATTTATAGATACACATAAAATAAAAAATAAAATAAGAAAAAAAATATACTATGGCTGATTTACTCATGAAAATGCCGGTTCCCTATGAACCAAAAAGAGCAAACCGATTTATTTTAAGATTTGATAGTACGTTGGGTTTGAACGAATGGTTTGTTGAATCGACTGGAAGACCATCAATTGACATAAAAGGTGTTGAAATACCATTTTTAAACACATCAACTTTCGTATCAGGTAGATTTACTTGGGGAACTATGACTGTTAAATTCCGTGACCCAATCGGTCCATCGGCAACACAAGCCATTATGGAATGGGTTCGTTTACATGCGGAATCTGTTACAGGTCGTATGGGTTATGCCGCAGGTTATAAAAAGAATGTTGACCTTGAAATGTTGGACCCAACAGGTGTTGTTGTTGAAAAATGGATACTTGAAGGAACACTTATTACAAAAGTGGCTTGGGGTAACGTTGCATACAGTGATGATAAATTAGCTGATTTTGACGTAACTTTACAACCTGACCGTTGTATTTTAGTTTACTAATATTATATTTTACATATTTTGTTGATTTAATAATCAACCTAAGTATATTTAAACACAGGGACTAACCCCTGTGTTTTTTTATGGATGAAAATTTAACTAAATATGGACAAGAAAATTTTTCTTTACCACACGATGTAATTACATTACCTACAGGTGGTAGGTTTTATAAATCAAAGAAAAAATCTGTTAAAGTTGGTTATTTAACCGCTGCCGATGAGAATCTATTAATGAGTAATTCACCTGACATTGTTACCCAACTTGTTAGGTCAAAACTTTATGAACCTGATTTAAAATCAGATGAATTGATGCAGGGAGACATTGAGGCTATTCTTATTTTTTTACGAAACACTGCGTTTGGTCCTGAATATAAAATAAATTTAGTTGACCCTGATACGGGAGATAAATTTGAAACTACTATTCTTTTGGATGAACTTAACATTAAGAAACCCGAAGTTGAACCTGATGACAATGGTTATTACTCAACAGTTTTACCTAAATCAGAAGTTCCTGTTAAATTAAAACCGTTGTCAACAAAAGAATTAAATGAAATTAATGACTTGGCAAAAACATATCCAAATGGTAGAATTGCCCCAAGAATTACGTGGTTGTTACAAAAACAAATTGTTGAAGTTAACGGAATTAAAGACCAAGGTGAAATTAATAAGTTTATTACTTCAATGCCAATATTAGACTCTAAATACGTTAGAGAATTTTTAGATAAGAATGAACCAAGATTAGACTTGGTTAAAACTGTTTTTACCCCGTCAGGAAAAAAAATTGATGTAGCCATCAATTTCGGGGTTGAGTTTTTTCGGGTTTTCTTCTAATTACAGAGCCGACCTGCTCAATGAATTTTATGTAATGTCAAGACACATGACGATTACATATTTAGATTTTAATAATATGCCAACATATGTAAGAAGGTTTTTATTAGATAAATTGGTAGATGAATTTACCAAAAAAGAATAAATAACCTATTTATAAAATATGGGACCTGGCGAAACAAAAACTGGAATTGATGATGCTCTTAATGAGATACCAAAAGGTATCAGTAAAACCTTTGATGCATTTCGTAAGGTTGCTGCAGAACTTAAAGGTGATATTAGTAATTTATTTTTTGGACTTGATGAAAAGGCTAGTGAGGTTGTAGGTGTTTTAGGTCAATCAAGAAATTATGCTGAAGGTATAAGACAAAGTTTAGCCGATGCTGTTCCTGAATTAGCATCGATTGCTAAAGATGGTAAAGATTTTGAGGCGGCGTTAGAAGCTGCGGCGAACGCTCAAAAATCAATTACAACATCTTTAAAGACAAATTTATTACTTACTTCACGACAAATGATTGATATCGCCACAGTAAGTCAGGCGTATAGTATCTCAAGTCAAGAATTAGGTGAGTTTGTTGAGAGATTTGCAACTGCGGGTCAATCAATAAATAACTTTCCAGATGCGTTAGAAAAATCTGCAAACTACGCTCGTTCTATGGGAGTAAACGTAGATGCAACTATGGAGTATATTAGTAAAAATTTGGAGAGAATGAATGAGTTTGGATTTAAAGATGGTGTTGAAGGATTAGGTAGAATGGCGGCTCGTATGGCGTCCATGAGAATTGACATGAATGCTGTTTATAATTTTGCAGATAAAGTATTTGACCCGGAAAATGCAATCAGTATGGTTGCCGGATTTCAAAGAATGGGTGTTGCGGTAGGTGATTTAGCCGACCCATTTAGATTAATGTATTTGGCAAGTGAGGATGTTGAAGAGTTGGAGAAACAAATAGGTAAAGCGGTTGAAAAATTCTCAACATTTGACGAAAAAAGTAAAACATTCAAAATAGCTCCAAACGCAAAAAGAGATTTAAGGGAATTGTCACAAATGATGGGATATAACTATGAAGATTTAGTAAAAATATCACAACAGGCCGAACGATTTAGAATCGTTGGACGAGACCTTAAAATTGGTGGTGTTGATGAAGAAACTAAACAATTCTTGGCTAACGTTGCTCAATATGATGAAAAGAAAGGAGGTTTTGCGGTTAAACTTAACATGCAAGGTGATACTAAGTTGGTCAGTCAAATCAACAAAGAAGACATTGCATCAATAAGAGAAGCCAATAGAGAACTTTCACCTAAAGAAATTGCAAGGGCTAGTTTAACTGCGGTTGACAGCATTAGAAATGATGTTAGAGCGATAAGAGCATCTATTTTGATGCCAACCGCCGGTTCAAGAACTTTATCTTCTCTTGCTGAGGCCTTAAGAGGAGGTGCCGCTGGTGCTAGAGAAGGTGTTTTTAATAGAGATGGTAAAACTGATGCTCAAAGAAGAACCGATGCCGACGCAAGTATGGGTGGAGTTACATCAAGCATTGAAAAATTTTTTAAAGGAACCGGTGACCTTAGTGATGTGTTAAGTGGACTTAAACAAGTTTTACCTGATGTAAATAAAGCTTTAAGTGATGTTGTAAAAACAGTTAAAGATATACCAAATACTTCTGGATTTAAAAACGAAATAATGCCAGACAACAACCTAAAGGGTTTAGGTGAATCAATTAAAAGTGGTTTTGATTCTTCTATGGATAGACTTATAGATGTTTTAGGGATTCAATCTCCCGCAGGTGGGTTAGCACAAAATATGACAGTTAATAATAATGTTACTGTACAACCTGTAAAAGTTGATGTTACTGGAGATATTAATTTAAAAGGGGCGAACGGAGAAAAAATAGCCATGGAAACTAATCGTGAATTGGCAAAATTTGTTGAGAACATAGTTAAAACTGAATTGGATAAATATTCTAGTCAAAAAACTACAATGTCTGCGGTGCCTGCTATGACTAGAACCGCATAATAAATAAAAAAAAACTTGTTGTAATCTATTTATATACAACACATGGCAGAAAGTCCGTTATCATATTTTTCAACCTACTTCTTAAGAGAAACTTTATTAGGTAGGAACTTAGCACCATATTCAGTTCCTGGTGTTTTTTCACCTCGTAACGACAGAGCTGCGGGTGATTTATTTTTAAGGAATTTTTCTGTACGTAATAGTCCTGACCCACTAGAAAATGAACCATTTTTAACAAACGCCTACAAAGTAAATGAATTTGGACCAAACGGTGGATATGATAAAGATATTTCATTTATTACCGATACGGCACCCGTTGCACCAAATGTTGGACCTTACGGACCCGTCCCACCATTTACAGAAGCCCTTTTATTATATTCAAAAACTTACTTAAAAAACCAATACATTAAAAATAAGTTTGTCCCTTTAAATGCTGGGTCAAATGTATACTCAGTAACCGACCAAACCATTTTAACCCCCGGTGCTAACTATCAACCATATTGGGCACCACAAAGTTTTGTTCCGTCTCTTTATACTCCATATAATGTTTTATTACAGAGAGACCCTGTAGGTGATACTGGATTATTATCTGAAGACTCTTATATGATGCAATTGGCGGCTCAAAGTCTTAAAGAAAATTTACAATATAGAGTAGACCAAAATATTGCTAACCAAACTTTAGGAAGAGTGAATATTTTAAATGGTTTAAAAGACCCATTTAATTTAGCCCAAATTTTAGCAGGTAAACGACCTGTTGTAGCTCGTGATTGGAAAATTACTGTGGGTAGTGGTCTCTTAGGTAACGCTGCAGACCTACTTCAAAGATTTACAGGAACTCTTATACCTGTTTCACCAATACCTGGTGACTACTTTGATGAGGATATGGAACAACAAAATTACGGAACTGCGTTCTCACAATTAACCGCATTTAGAGATGGTTTTGTTGGTAAGTTATTGGGTAGAAAAACAGATAGAGGTAAAACTCCGTCAGAATTATTTTTAGAATACACAGGTTCAGGTCAGAAGTCACAACTTCAATCAAACATTGACATGAACAAATACAGACCAAATTACCAAATAACTAAAGGTGGTAATTTGTTCAGTAGAATTGTTGGTGCAATTACATCAATATTTGACACACAAGCCGGTTCAGGAAATTATTATGTTGGAGGAACTGACTCTGACCCATCAACAATAACATCACCTCCTGGTCAAATTCCGTTAAATGAAACAGGTAAAGAAATTAATGCACCTGTTTATGGTAATGACTTATTGGCTAAGATGTACGAAGGTGAAGATAAAGACTTTAGATTTGGATTGGCGGGTAAATCGTATGAAAATGCTGGCGGAATACAAGGTGGTTTTACTTGGGTCTCACCAAAATATAAAAAAGATGCGGGTAACTATGTTGGACCTGGTGGTAGAGTTTACGACCCCAACCCAGCATACCCTCAGATTGCCAATACATTAACCACAACAGAATCAACTAACTACGAGTTTACACCTGGCTCAATTCTTTATAACACTCAAAAACTTATTGATTCAATACCACAAGGACAAGCTCGTTTCTCACATGTTGGAAATGCGATTGACCAAACTGCAAAAGTGTTTAATGATGGGTATAGAGAGATGACAAAAGGTTCTCAAGTTATTGCCTATGTTGGTGAAAATGGTATTGAGGTTGGTAGAGAATATTGTAGGGTTTTTACTAAAGACAGTCCATATTATACTCTTGGTGATTTACAAAAATCTGAAGGTATAACAAATTATGGAAGAAAATTTGCCGATTCAGTGTTAGATAACACTTTCAATTTAAACATTGCGCCATATAAAAATCCGGACTCAACTAATATTGTTCCTGACAATAACAATGGTCTTGGAGGGTATGCTCGTAAATACATGTTCTCTATTGAGAATTTAGCTTGGAGAACGAGTTCAAGACCTGGTTATACTGTAAGTGATTTACCTGTTTGTGAGAGAGGTCCTAATGGTGGTAGAGTAATGTGGTTCGCACCATATGATTTAAGATTTGATGAACAATCAACACCTAACTTCAAAGACAATGATTTCATTGGTAGACCTGAACCTATTTACACATATGCTAACACAAAAAGAACAGGAACACTATCTTGGAAGATTATTGTTGACCACCCATCAGTTGTAAACTTATTGGTTAACAGAGTGTTGGCTAACGAAGGGGATAGAGAAAGAGTTGATTCAATTATTAACTCATTCTACGCTGGTTGTAAAAAATATGATTTGTATGAATTAGCGAGAGTTTATAACACAATACCAACTTCAGAACTATATACCTACCAACAAATATTAAACAACCCAAATGTTACAACAGAAGAAGTTTCTATTATTTCTAATAACACAAATAATGAAGTACAAACTGTTACACAACCTGTTGAAAGTAATTTGAATAAGTATCAAAATTTGGGATTCTATTTTGATAACGACCAACCTGACCCAAAAACTCGTCAAGTTATTAGTAGTCAACCATTCCAAAACTTGGAGGCGACAT